ATATAGTTAGTTCTGGAACATTACCTAACCAATCATTTCTAGGTTTAGAGTTTATAGTAGGTGATCCAAATCTACAGAATCCAATAGTCTTATCTGTGTTAGTTTCTTTTACAATCCACTTAAGGGATTTTCCAGGCACAGATTTCTCTATAGCATGAGATGTAGTAATTTCTAATCTTTCATTAAAGTATTCATTACTAAATCCATTCTTCTCTCCAGCCTGATAGATCTTGATATTCATATCATTAGGGTGCATATCAAAATCAGTAAATAGATCATCCTCTGGCCCCATACCAAATAAAGGTACAGGTAATTGTGCCATACGATCTAGTTTTACATTACGAAGGTATTCATCGATTCTTCCTGTGTTAGAGAAATAATCAATAAATTTATCTGCTGCATACGCAGCATCAATTTCACTTAAAATCATTGTATAATAGGCATTTCATATGGATTATCAGGTTCAAAATAGAACTTTTGTTCAACAGGCATAGTCAGAACCTCTATAAGCAAATTGATATCAGCTGATATCGTATCACCAGTTTCTGCCATCCTACGGTATCCATTACCAATATAGATTTGTCCAATAACAACTGCAATAGTTGCTGCACCCCAAAACAAATAGTATCTTGAGGATTTTACTTGATGTTTTAATTTTGTAAAGTTAGTCATTTGAATTCACACTCCACCATGATTTCGGTCATACATGCCAATAGATTAATTTCTTGATCAGCCACAAAGGCGATCTGATATTGATATTTGGCGATTATCAATACCGCAGCTGCAATACTGGCACCCTCTAAGTTTTCAAAGAGTGCATCATATACACGGCGTAGAAGTTCAGATGGATCGTTGTCAAGATTATTGACACACCATTTCCTAACATCTGGAAACTTTTTCTCTTTAAGATTCTTAATGAGATCTTCTACATTGACAGGAGAAAAAGTGGCAAGTATTGAAGAATCAATCTTACCTCCAACAGAGTGTCTTTGACACTCATTCAACACCCTCCGCCAATCAGGAAGATGTTTCATAATAAGTTCAGCGAGAACTCTTTTATCTGATTCTACTTTTTCTAACTGTAGAATATCATTCAGTCTTTTAAAGAACTGACCTGATATTTCTTTTTTATCTTTACCTTTCAATGTAAAATCAATCACAGCACACCTCGATTGAAGTGGTTCAATGATCCGATTCTTAAAATTACAAGTGAATATGAATCTACAATTTTTATAAAAGGATTCTATATTTGCTCTTAACAATAGTTGAACATCATGAGTAGTATTGTCCGCCTCATCAATAATGATAACTTTATGTTTCCGATCTGAATCCATCAAAGATACAGTAGAAGCAAAGTTCTTTGCTTGATTCCGAACTGTGTCAAGAAATCTACCTTCATCAGATCCATTGATAACGTAACAATCAACACCAAGTTCTGCACATAATGCTTTTGCTACTGTAGTCTTACCGATGCCAGGCGGCCCTGACAATAATAGATTAGGAATCTCTCCTTGCTGCAGAAAATCCTTAAAAGTTTTCTTTATACTTTCGGGTAGAATACATTCGTCTATAGTTTTAGGCCTATATTTTTCTACCCATATGAATTCATTTGTCATTCTTAGGCTCCACCATATTAACAGCTGGTTTAATCATGTCTAAAAGATCTTCGGATTTATATAATCCATCCTTTCTAGCAACATAATCCTCCCAATCTGCATAGGTGCTTCCTTTTTCATTTTCTGGTTTTATGTTAGCAATAAGAGTTACTACTGCAATATTTTTAAGGGTCTCTTCATCCATCTTATCCGCCGTAAATCGACAGAATTCTAGAATGAGTTCTTCTCTACTAATGTGTTTCATAATTAAAATCCTTTGGACTTTTTAGTCTTTGGTTTATCAATAACTTCAACCACTGGCATTGTGGTTAGATTATGAGATAGTTCAGTATTCCATAATTCTTGAACCTCATTATATGTTTTTAATATAACTGACCAATCTTCATATACCATTCTATAATGATGCCTGTCATATGGCAAATTACTTGTATGGGTATGAGTCATAACCAAGATGGTTTTCTTGATGGGTCACGGAGATAATTATCTGCAGCCCAAGGCTTAGATGCAATATATCTCTTGTATGCAGTAAAAATATCAATAGTTTTGTCATACTTGAACTCATCAGGCCCTGCAAAGGTAAATGATTCTGGTGTATTATGATAACCAAAAGGTATGATACTTTTTGCTTCTTCTATAGTTTTTTGGCAACTATGAACCTTACCATATCTGTGAGTGTATTCCTCACACAATCCAATACCGTGAGCAACTAACCACCATGTATTGATAAGTGATTGATTTGCCCATATAGTGCATGGGTGATTGCGAAATGCACCTTTCTCTGTTTTGTAAGGTTCGCCATTGATACGATGTATCTCACCATAATCATGACCCCATTTCTTAGAGCATACAATAGATAACATTTGACATGTTTCTAGTGGCATTTTGACAATGTGTTTGTCAGGTAAGACCTGAGCAGAAACATATGGTGATGGATCTGTTACAAAGATATTCATTACCAATTTTTAGCGTGAGTGTTTACTTCTACTGGTGTGTCAGTCTCAACATGATTATGTTCTATATTTTCAATGCTGAGATGTTCTAAAGCATTTGCGATTCTTTCAAGTGCATTTGCGATTCTATCGATGTCGATTGGATTAGTCATTCGGATGCCCTCCATTGTTTCCTCATTCTAACATAATCCTCAGATTTTGCAACAATGTCTCTCACATGTTTGAATATTCTCGCAGACTCAGCATATTTACTTGTCATATGATCTTCTGCCTGTGGTAATATATCTCTAGTTCCTTTCTTATATTTTCTACCTGAGTTATGATTAGCATATCTTCTTGCTCTGGTAAATCCCATCTCTAAGAATTTACGGCACATATCCATACCAATAAAATCTCCAACATCCCTATAATCTAGGTACATGCTGAAGATTTTATTTGCAGACTTTACTGCTATTTTAGGAGTTTTGAATCTCCAATGAGCACATATATCGTTAGTATAAGGGCGAACCAGTAGAACTCCTTGTTCTCCCCTTCCAATACGATAAAATTGGCGGTTCTTTTCAAGTGAAAAGTCAAGCGTCTTGTAATCGAGGCCATAGTCGAACTCTTTCATAAGGGTAACATAATGTAGTAATGGATTCAATCATGGTGATGCTGAGGATAATCTTGCTCCTGTGCTTTTTGTGTCATCACTGGATGACGGCCTTCATGTCCATGAGCAATACCTAATTCGTGCATCCTTGCATGTTCTCTGATCTCATCCCTGAGATCTTTTCCACCAGATCCAAAGGTCATGTATATTCCATATACCATGCCAACTAAAGTTGCAAAACCAATGAATACAATAAATGCAGCACCACCTTGCAATTCTGCGTGTGGAATTAGAGTAATAATAAAGTTAGTCAAAGTTTTAGGCTCTTTTTCTTTTTTGTTTGATTGATAGAAATGATACTACTGCTGCTGTTGCAAATACAACTGTTGCAGATAATAAAAGATATGTTGGGTCAAACTCAACATATGGTTGTGCTTCCCATGTGCCTGGCAATGTGTAGACAGATGGGTGTGAGGCGAAGAACATTTATCCCTCCCATGTGATATCAGGTTCTAAAGCTATATAGTAGGTCAAGTCATACTCAGCTGACTTAAATTGTGACAAAAGTTTACGAGAGATCTTAACTTCGTATGTACCAGGCACAATTTTGATGTTTTCTACTTTGAAGTTCATAGTGAATACTTTGTCAGTTTCACCAACAACAATAGAGAAATCATTTGATGTATCATTCTTACGATCAGATACAACCATCTTAATTTCTTTACCATCACCAACTACAGATAGATCTGACAAATGATATACACCAGCAGCCTTGAGTAATCTATCAAGTTGAGAACTTCTCAAAGTAAATTCTACGTCAACAGATGGTAGAGAAATAGATTTTTCTGGTGGAGAAACTATCACACTAGGATCAGCAAAGAAATATTTTGATCTCTGTTTACCTTCTTTGATGTTTACAAAACTCTGTCCTGTAAAATTAAGTTCGGGTTCTTGAAATAATCCAAGTGAATTTAAGAACTGACTTAGATCATAAACACCGAAATCCTGTGGAAAATCCTCATCTATATTTGCTTCTGCAAGAATATTTTTCATCACACTTATAGTGCGGAGTTGACTACCTTGCTTGAATAAAATTGATTGATTGATAGAAGCAAAGTTCTTAAGTAGGTTGATAGTTCTATCGGAAAGTTTCATTGGTAATTTAGTTGCTGTTGTCATTAATAAAAGCGAAATGATGTAGGAGTGTACAATAATGAATGGCCTTTAGAATATCTTTTTCATTCTTACCATCTTTTTTGCCGAATCTTGATAGATATTTGATTGCATTGGATCGGCAAAATGCTTCCGCATCTCCAATACTTTCTATAAGATCTAGGGTTTGATAGTTACCCTTATCACTAGTATAGTGCAATTCGTACGTTT